AAATATATTAACATAAATAATAACGCTAATATCCGCCCTAAAAAATTGGGGTAATTGTATAATATAACACAAAACTTAAAGGAGATACTTTTATGTTATTAAAGATAATTAGTATTTCTCTAAAAAAAGATTGTGCGAATACTTGGCTTGGCGGCATTACCCCATAAACAATAAAGGAATAAAATGAATAAAAAATCAAAAGGAAGATTCTACCAAGATGTGGCATTTAGATCCGAAAAAGACGACTGGGCGACTCCTTACAGCTTGTTTGAACTGATTGACTCTTATTACGATTTTGAGTGCGATGTTTGTGCCGATGACAACAATGCACTTTGCGACAATTATTTTACAAAAGATTTTAGCTGCCTGGAAAACGAATGGTATTGTATTAATTATATGAATCCACCTTACAGTAGAGGTATGGACAAATTTATAAAGAGAGCTTATGATCAGTATTTCGAAAATGGTAGCGTAACCGTTGCTTTACTTCCCGCAAGAACTGATACTAAGTGGTTTCATAATTATATTTACAAATCTGCTGAAATTATTTTTATAAAAGGAAGGGTTACTTTTTACAATAATGAGGGGAAATTACCCAACTCTGCTCCATTTCCGAGTATGATAGTAGGTTGGGGTGTTGATCCAGGCGTATTTGCAGACTTAAAAAGAGAGATTAACGGATAACGCACTATCTTGGTGTTCTACGCAACTTTCGATTGCTACGCTTACGATAACCTATTAACATCAATTTAAATCGAATTTTAAGGTATTCTAAAGAGAAAAAATTCTTATAATTGTTCTTCAATTCCGATCTCCACTCTATATACATTATAAGAGGTTTCGGATACAGGTAATTTGCTATTTGTGAATCTAACTTCAAATCCATTAGTAGAAAATCCATCTTCACTATAAAAAAAAGAAGTCTTTTGACCTACTACTAAATCAAACAAAGCAACCAACTTATTTTTATTTGCTTCGGTTATATTTTCATATACCAATCTTCTTTTTCTTATTGATGATTCGTGGTTGGCAAATGTATATGTTTGCCCTCCTAAAGATTTTTTAACTCTTATTCCATCATATTGCTTAGATACGTCCGTACCTATATTAGGGTTTTGAGTAGGGGAGTATGTATCTTTATTTGCTCCACCTGCACTTGTTCCAAATTTTACTGATGTAATAGCCATAATTTAATTTACCTCTTTTTATATTTCTCTCAAAGTTACTTTTAGACTTCCTGGACTTCTTGTTAAAGAAACCACTATAAACTTCTTTCCATTAAACGATTCTCCAAATGGAGCTATAACTTGATTGGTGTGGCTAAATGCACATATATCTCCAACTTCCATTAAATAAAAATATGAACTACCGCCAGAACTTCCTGGATTTATAATTTCTGTGCTAATGATTAATTTAGGATTTCCTTCTATTGAGTTATAATAATTAGCAAAACCATTATTTCTTGCACCACCCATATTTGTTTGCCCAACTGAATTTCTAAGTATTTCTAACTCATCAGTTTTTATATTTTCTTTTGTATTAATATTGTATTTAGTTCTTACTGTTGGACTGGCAGATGTATCAGTACAGGTTATTTCTCTTATTGGTTTATCATTGATTGGATTGATCTCGTACTTTACAATTCGTTTTGTCACCAATGACTCAAAAGGCGTAATGGATATACTTAGATTAGCTATATCGCTTTTGCTAATTGTGTGTATTGTAGTTGGGGAATCTGGTATATGTATATATTGTGGTTTCTGATTTGAGGGACGGAATCTAAATATAAATCCACCTTCATATTGACATTGTTCTAATAATTTTTTTATTTCAATAGGTTTGTGCGTATAGTATCTACAAAACCAAAAAAATCCAGTTTGTTGTCTATCGGTATCTAATGCACTATATCCATCAGGAGTATCCGTAACCCCTGCAAATCTGTATAATATATCTCTGTGCATATCGTGAATTAAACTTGCTACTGTACCCTCATTCCAAGATTCATCAAATCCATCTGCACCTGTGTATAATCTTTTAACTGATGTAACTGCACTTGAGTTAGCTAATTGTAATTCGTCTGTATCGTTATCATCTACAATCTTGCTTTCAATGGTGAAGAATGTATCAAATAAATTTACTGTCGCTGAATTGCTATCCCCACCTACATCGCTTGCGTCATTAACAAATTGTATTCTTAGTTTTACTTCTTCTGGTGTTTTGTTGGTTGCATTAGAAAAATCTAATGTATCTAATAAATCTAATTCCTCTGAATCGAATGATTGATTCGCTGTTTTAGTTATTTGTTTAAAGCTACTATATGTACCGTCGTGTTTTATTGCTACTCCAATCTTGACAGAAATAGCTCCATTTGGTTCACTATATCCAGTAATAGAGTAGGTATAGCTAAACTTTAAATTTTGTAATGCGTGTTCTTCTTTTGGTATATCTGATATAATATATTCTTTATTAATAGTAGCGTCTGTATTTAATACAGCAGAAAAATTAGCATCAGTTACAGGGTTGTCGTCATAAGCATTCCCAGGATTAGATACTGTTACTCCACTCCCACTACTTGGATTCGTTACTGTTTGTGGGCGTATTTTATATGCCCTATGTAAATCTAAATCTGTACGCATAACATTTCTATTCGTGTCATTGTTTGCACCTTCATAATCAGCATAAGTTGTATTGCTAAAAGTATCATCAAGTGGACACATTACTGGAAACCCACTTGCATTAAAAGTATCTTTTACTGGATAATGTAATCTAGCATCACTTGATTCTGCCTGGTGAAATAAACAGTTAAATACATCATTGTTTAAAGTATCTACTTCTAATGGAAAAACATTAGAACCTGTAATAAAGTCTGGACTTAAAACAGTAGAAGTTTCAGGAGTCGCACTACCATATAATACTGGGAAGTAATTACCTGCTTTACTTTGGTATTGTGGTATAGAAATATCTTTGATTGGATCGTGTACAGCTATTGTTATAGACAAAGTATCGATTCCGTTAATCCTAACCTCTTTTAATCGTCCTTTAAATATTTGCTGTGTATATCCACCGACCCTAGAATAAACTATAACATCGTGATTAATATATTTATTAGTACCTCCATATATTTCTTCTGCCAAAGTAGAGCTATGATTTAATAGTGTTCCATTTACACAAGTAATAGTAATATTCCCTACGGAAGCAGTAGATTTTGATAAGTCTATGGATTCTCTTATAGATGGAAGGTTTGTTATAAATCCGTGATACTTCATATCGCTTACACTAGAATGTGATATGTCAGTAGTTGCTAATCTAATAATCTCATCAGAGGTATCTACGGGTACAATATCAGGGTAATCTTGATTTCTAAATTCAAATAACCATTCTTCTTTAATAGTGCTAGTTAAAGCATTATTGTAGTTTGTTGAACCTGATAAAGCCATTACGCTAGATTTCGTTTAATTGTATTTTCTATCTCTGGTAGTAAGTTATCTCTTACAAATTCTTGTGTGCCGATGACATTGCCCATAATATTAACATTGATGCTTGATCCTTCGCCTGCATCGCCAAAGTCTGGACTTGATAGAGGAGTAATATCTACTCGTTCTCTACCGCCAGCGTTATCTCCAACTTTAATGAATTGTTCTCCTTCAGTAGTAAATGAACCACCACGAGCAAATGCTGGTGCTTGTTGTCCTGCTATTGTAGCTATTTGAGCTGCAGATATAGCAGCCATTGCTATAGATATTTTCTTAGCTCTTAGAGGTGCAGTAGGGTCAAGTATACTTGCACCTAAAGCAGAAGTCATTAATGCACTTATATTCTTTGCTGTTTCCATCGTAACTTGAGCAATTTGTGATAATTGTTGCATTCTAAATAATCTTTTTTGTTCGTCTGCAAATTTAGAACGAATATCATCTTCCATGGTTTGTCTTTGTTCCATAGAAGCATTTCTAAACTTATCTGTTTTCTTCAATGCTTTAATTTCATTATTAATTCTCTGGTCAAGATTTTCTTTTTGCATAGAAAGTATTTTATCAAAAGAACTCGCAAAACTGTCTATGAATCCTTTTTCTAATTGCTCAAACTCTAATAATGATTGTAAAGCTCTATCTAATTCTTCGCTTTCTATTTTATCTATTTCTTCGGCAAGATTGTCTGCAAATACTTGAACCATACTTTCTAATCCTTTTCCTTCAGGCATTCTGATAGGTAGTTCTGGTATATCTGTAAATGCTTGGAACTTTGTGTCTATGTCATCTAATAATTTTACTCCGTCTGCAAAAGAATTAGTTAAATCTCTATTTGCAGTATCAAGATTTAATGTAGATATAGTTAATTGAGATTGAGTATCTGCTAACTCTTTGAATATTCCAACTTCTTCTTGCAATGCTTTTCTTCTTTTTTCTGCTCTTTCAACTCTTGTACGAGCTAATCCTTTTGTCACTCCTTCTTTTTGAAGTTCTTTTTCACCAAAAGACAATAAAAACTCTCTTGCTTCTTTTTCTTCTAATAATGCTTGAGTTAATTCCTCAGATGCTTGTGATGATGTTCTGGTAGGGTCTAAACCTTCTTTTAAAATCTGCATTCTTAATTCTAATGCTGCTGCACTCTTTTCAAGAGTATCGTCTTTAACTTCAATTCCTAACGCTTTATTTACTTCTTTCAATTTGTCTATATTCGTTTTATTTACTTCAGAAAGAAAATTTGCAAAACTACTAAAAACTGATGTCACTCTTTTAATTTGTCCTCTAAAGTTAAATATATCACCTAACGCTGCACTCATTCTTATAAAAGAGTCAGAGAGATTTGACATCATACCAGTCATTGTTTTAGATAGTGCGTCAGTAGCACCTGCAATACCTGATGCAGGATCAAGTAATGTATCTGTTAATGCTTTTCTAAATTGTGGCAATGTTAGCTTAGATAAATCTTCAATACCTTTAAAATCTCTAACTAATTGTAAAATACCTCTTTCCCTAAGAATATCTGCTGCACCCGCACCACCAGCAAATGCTCTACCGAGTGCTTGTGCTGCTTCGGTAGCAGTTACGCCCATAAATGCTGCTAAATCAGAAGTAGGTTTAATCATTTCTTCTGCATTAGTACCAAACGCTTTTAATGCTGCTCCAGCTTCAACAACATCTGTTAATGTGAATGGTGTGGTAGCTGCTATTTTATTAAAGGTTTCAAAAGCTCTAGTTCCTTTTTCTACAGATCCAAACATAGCATTCAACCTTGTTTTTACTGCTTCAAATTGTGCAGACGTATCCACGAATCCTTTAATTGCTGCTATAGCACCACCAAAAGCAAATGTAAATAGCAATATTTTATTCCTTATTGCACCAAGACGTCTTTGTAATCCAGCAGTAGAAATACGCATACGATTTTGTGCTATAGTAGCTACTTTTAATTTTCCTTGCAATTCTTTTAATCTTGTATTTTGTTGCTTAATTCTATTGTTGAGAATAGACATTTGTTTTCTCTGCTTTTGCATAGAAACAATATGTTTTTGTTCTCTGTGAGTTAATATTTGAATGTGTTTCTGAGTCTTGGCAACATCTGTATTGAATTTCTTCTGGCTTTTAGTTAATCTATTTTGGGCATCTGCTAATGCAGTTAGTTTTGATATTAACTTCTGTGCTGTCCCACCAGTAGTAAACTTTAATTTTATTTCGAAATTTTTAGCCATTTTGTACTTTATTATATTGTTCTGATTGTATGTAATTTAGCATTTTTTCTACAATATTGCACTTATCAATCCATTTTTTTGGGTGTTTTCCAAAAGAACCTTCATAGGGAGGTACTCCCATCTTTTTACAATAGGTATATCTTTGTATATCTCGTTGTAATCCTTTGTCTATAAAGTGATTAGAACAAGCAAAAAAGGGTAGGTGTGATTTAATTGTTTGATGTAATGTAAATTGTTTTTTATTGGTAGCGTTATGTTCTTCTAGTTCTTCTTTGAGTAAACCTATAACGTACCAAACGTCGTCCATAGATGTAAAGGTGTGAATGCTGTTATTCTTTTTAAGAGGTAACTTAGCTTTGTATGGAAAGGTAGAATATTGACAACCCTCACACCAATCATCTATTAAGATATTTAGTTCAAGTGAGAGGGTTTCTATTCCCCCAAGCTATTGTATTCCTGAATAGCTAGTTGGAGTTCTACACGATCATTAATCGATAGAGTCTTAATATATTTATCATCAGCTTTCTCTACACCATTTCTAATCCATAGTGTACTTAAGCCAAATTGATTTTTAATTATTGATTTTCCATCAACTTCTTCGAATCGTACAGCGTCCATACATTCGTCAAAGCTATCAACAGACATTTCTTTTAGCGTAGCTTTCTTGCCACTCTTAAGCGTTATTTTTTTAGCCATTATTTATCCTTGTGTTTGATTATTCTTCTGAAATCGTTACTAGGTTGCCTGATGTTCCAGCGACTGCTTTTGTACTTACGGATAAGAACATAGCTTCTTCTTCTGAAAAACTAACATCAGTCATAATCGCAGTAGGCATAGAGAATCCAACATTTTTTGTTGAACTTGTTAATGCTGTTAGCGTATTAGCAACTGTTC